CACTCGTTCAGGCAACGACACTGACGGCACTTCTGTGTTGAACTTGGCTACTTCTGACAGCAACGACGCTACAAACGTTGTGAACACTAACGTGCCTTTCAACGGCGTGTTGGCTAACGCTGGCTTGGGTTACTTCACATTCAGCACTGGCGTGACTTTGCAACAATTCAGCCCCTACCTGTACAAACAGTTGGTGACTACTGCTGAACAACGCTTCAATGCCAAGATCACTAACATGGTGGTCCCAACCTCGATGCGTACTCATATCTCCGATATGATGCCTACCAGCCGTTCGATCAACCGTTTCAACCCCGCTGACAAAGGCGACACAATCTCGACTTACGAAGGTGACTTCAACTACACCTACCAAATCGACGATTCATGGGTTATGGACCAAACTGGTTCTGACAACACTTCTGCGTTGTTCCTGAACCCAGACGTAATCCAATGGGGTAGCTTGCGCGAATTGGGCCCTAACAATGAAGTGTTCTCCAATGCTGACGCCAGCTTGGATCAATACATCATGGAAGGAACTCTGATCGTGCGTAACCCCGCTGGTGTGGCTGTTTTGGCTGCTGTGAGTCCAACTGGTGCTGCTGTGACTACTCCACGTCCTTCTGCACAAGTTCAACGTTACCTCGCTTAATTGTCGAGCTACTAGAGGAGGCCCTTCGGGGCTTCCTTTTGTTATTTTTGGAGCAAAGCATGGGATTGAACGCAAACAACGAAGAAGCACAAGTCAGAGAAGACTATTACACCAAAGGCAATATGGCTGCTGGTGTGGAAGGTGTTCTTCGTAAAAATGACAAGCTGTATAACGAAGTAAAGTCTGGCACTTGGTCACAAACCTTTGATACTGGCAATCTGAAATACAAGATTGGCGCTATTGATGGTGAACGTTATGTTCAATATGAACAGATGAACGTTGAAAAAGTGCGTGAAAAATGCCGTCAAATGCGGGATTTTTACAAAGAACACGGTACTGACAATCCGTTTTTTGCTGGCACATTCCACGCAATGGATCTGCCTAAATGTTTTGCCCACGAAATCTCTTCAAAATGGTTTAACAACCGTCCTTGGGAATTGATCAAACAAGATAAAAAAGACAAGATCTTGTTTTATGCAATTGTTAACGAATACTACTCAGATTTCGTTTGTCATCCCACAGGAAAAATCCCTCTGCCTTACAATCCAAGCATCCCGACACGATGAGGAATTTCCATGTCTTTATTCATTCAATCTGCTAACGCCCTAGTAAATCGCGTAGCTCAATGGGTAGGGGCAATTCCTCAACCGACAGGGATTACGGTCAGTTCTTATGATTCCGTAAACCAAGTTTTGACTGTTGGCGCTGATCCAACAAGCATCATTTTTCCCGGTGATTACATCGCTCCCCGTTTGAACAACGGAATGACGATTGTTTTGTCTGTCACTTCGTCCACCATTACGGTTGTTGACCCTGATGGCTATTGGACTGGCGTTTCTACTGGAACAAACATTCTTGCATTACCTACAGCCCAGACATCTGAGATTTATGGTTGTATCCAAGCTTGTGAATTGCGTATGCGTACCTTGGAGCTACCATCATTGCGTACCAACCCATACGATCCAAGCACTCCAACAGTTTTGACAACTGATCAAAATGGTATGGCTCCTATCCCTGCGGATATGAATTGGCCTATTTTGTTTTTCCAAGAAACTCCCAATCCAAACGTTCAACCCGGAACACCTGCTGCCACTATGGGTCCTTGGATCATTTATGACCGTGTTGGTGATCGTGAAATTATTCGTCGCCGCATGATTGACCAACTGTACGTTCGTCCTTTTGGTGTGCCCCGTGTGATCCGTGCATCATTTTCGGAAGTTGGTCCCAATTATGTGTTCACGCCCAATCCCGGTGCAAACGTTGCAATCAAGGCTTATTACCAACGTACATTCCCATTCTTGTTTAGCCCAACATCTGATTCATTGAATCCTTTGGTGATGAACAATGCTGTGTTGTCAAGCTTCCCTGAAGGATATTTGTACGGCACATTGTGGGCTTACTACGACAAAAACAAAAACACTGAAGAAGCTCAGAAATGGGATGCAAGACTTGAAAGTTCGTATGGCAACATTGAAGACCAAAACTTCAAAGACAAATGGCGTGGTGGAGATACGCATCTCACATCAGAATATCAACCACGTACATACCGTTACAACTTCAAATAAGGACTAATCATGGCATCAGGTGGTCTTTATGGAAACAGCACAACTGGAGCATTGATTGCAGGTCCAGACGGCGAATCCGCTGGTCTGTATGGCAATTCAGTTGTTTACGGCGGTACGTATTTTGAATGGTTTGTGTTCCAAATTTCTGCAACACAACCTGCCACTCCAACTGGAGGCTCTTGGAACTTTGAAACAAACGTAGGAACTCCTCCATCTGGTTGGGTTACTACCCCTCCAAATTCTCCAACGCAAACAGTTTGGGTTTCAACTGCGATTGTTAATTCACGCAACGAAAACTCATTAACTTGGTCTACTCCCGGCTTGTATTACATGCAAGGCGCTACCGGACCTACAGGAGCTCTTGGACCTACGGGTCCTACGGGCGCTACAGGTCCTACAGGAGCTGCTTCTACGGTGGCTGGACCTACGGGCTCAATTGGACCAACAGGACCTACTGGAGCCCAAGGTGTTGCAGGTCCAACAGGACCAACTGGAGCTCAAGGCGTCCAAGGTAATACAGGTCCAACGGGTCCCACAGGTGCGGCATCAACAGTTGCAGGACCTACGGGTCCAACAGGCAGTGCTGGCTCATCTGGATCTGCTGGTCCAACGGGTCCAACTGGCACTTCTGGCTCCGCAGGTCCAACTGGTCCTACGGGAACTGCTGGTTCTGCTGGCAGTGCAGGTCCTACAGGTCCTACAGGTCCTAGTGCGAATATTTCAGCAACCAATGCTGTTGTTTCTGCTTATCTGAGTACTGATACAACAATCCCAACTAGCGTTGACACCTCAATTCCATTTATTGCGTTGTCTGACCCTAATAGTTGGTGGAATTCTTCGACAAAACAATTTAAACCAACAGTTGCTGGTTACTACCAAGTTTCCTATTCTGTTTGGTGGTCACAAGCTTTGATTGCTACTGGACAAAACAACGTCCAGATTCAAAAAAATGGCAACTCAGAAGCAATCTTCCAAGAAACTTTGAATGCTTCCAATGGATATACATTGGGTGGCGCAAAAATCATTTACCTAAATGGATCAACTGACTATTTGACGTTTACTGCATATACAGCAAACACAACAAGTCAAGGCATTCAAAAAGGAAGCTCAGACGGTAGTGGTACTTTCTTTACCGCTGCTTTGATGACCACAGGTGCAGGTAGTCAAGGTCCTACAGGCCCAACAGGAGCTTCTGGAACAAGCGGTACAAATGGTCCAACAGGTCCCACAGGTGCTAATGGCTCTAATGGACCTACAGGTCCAACAGGTGCAGCAGGTTCTTCTGGAACTAATGGACCTACAGGTCCTACTGGTTCCAATGGAGCAAATGGTCCGACTGGTCCAACAGGATCTGCTGGTTCTGCTGGTTCTGCTGGTCCCACAGGACCTACTGGAGCAACTGGTTCAACAGGTGCTGGCGGATCCTTAGGTTATTACGGTGCTTTCCAAGATGCTACTAACCAAACACTTTCCAGTTCTACAACCGCACAAGCAATCAATATTGGCGTTACCGATGAAGCCAATGGTGTAGCTATTGTTTCTGGCAACCAAATCAAGTTTTCTTATGCTGGAACTTACAGCATTACTTGGTCTGCACAGCTCGTCAATACAGATACCGCAATTCACAATTCTCAAATTTGGTTGCGTAAAAATGGCACAGATGTAGCAGATTCAAATAGCAATTTCAGTATTCCTAATAGTCATGGCGGCGTAAACGGAACTTTGGTTCCTAGTGTTAACTATGTAATGACATTGGCTGCAAATGATTATTTGCAACTCATGTGGGCGGCTGATAGCACATTGGTTCAATTGGATACTTTGGTTGCTGGAACAAGTCCAACAAGTCCACGCAGTCCATCAATCATTGTTACTGCCGTTCAAGTGATGTATACCCAATTGGGTCCAACAGGTCCTACTGGTCCTGCTGCATCATCAACTAACGCTTACGCTTATACTTGGTCTGTCAAATAAGGGCAAAAAATGCTAGTTTTAGACGCAACATCAAAATCAATTACGGTAGTAATGTCTGGGGCTGCGGCAACGACAAACCCAAGTTTTACTGCTGCTTATGCTGACAACAACGGAACAACTTTTACTGAAGGCGCTAATGATGGCGTTTTGAACGGTACTAGCGCTGTTACTGTTGTTGCTGCACCTGCTGCTTCAACTCGCAGGATCATCAATACGATTACCATTGAAAACACGGATACAGCTCCTGTAACGTTGACAATTGGTTATCTGAATACTGCAAGCACTCGCGTTATTGCAAAAGTCACGCTCCAAGTTGGCGATACATGGACAACAACTGGCGCTTACGACACTAATGGCAACTTAAAACAAATCATTGGTACTGTTAACTTGGCAACCCAAGTGACAGGAACATTGGCTGTCGCAAACGGTGGTACTGGGGTAACAACCAGCACAGGAACTGGATCTGTTGTGTTGAGCAGTGCTCCAACATTGACAACTCCAACTGTTACCAATTATGTTGAAACTTTGTACACCGCATCAGGAAGTACATCAATCAGTTTGGCTAACGGTACGATTCAAGAAATTACAACCAGCGGTTCAACAACCATTACATTGCCCGCCAGCGCAACTGGTAAAAGCTTTACTGTGATTGTGAAATACAACGCTGCTGATGCTTTGACATGGGCAGGTGGCACAACATTGAAATGGGCTGGTGGTACAACACCAACGCCTACTAGCGCAACTGGCAAGTACGATATTTTCAACTTCTACCAAGATGGTACAAATACCTACGGTAGTGTTTTTGGGCAGAACTATTAATGTTTAGCGCAGCAAAAACTTCAGCTCCAAGTGGCTCATATTCACTTAGTCGCAGCTTACGGTTTCGTTCGTCTGCGTCTGCTTATTTGAATAGAACGCCTGCAAGCGCCAGCAACCGCACAACATGGACATGGAGTGGGTGGGTAAAGCGTGGGTCGTTGCCAGGCACATGGCAGGTGCTGTTTTCTGCCTATGTAGACGGAAACAACGTATCAGGCATTGGCTTCAATGCGTCTAACCAACTTGAAATCTACAACTATGTTGGCGCTGCTTACGCATCTCGACTGATTACGAACGCCGTCTACCGTGACCCATCTTCTTGGTATCACATCGTCGTTTCATCAAACGGTTCATCTTCACTGAACCTGTATGTGAACGGAGTTCAAATAACTTCCTTTGCTACCACTGTCGGCCCAGCGGCGACCAACTGGTTCTACAACGCAACCAATTTGCACCAGCTTAGCACGACAACTGCGGGTGGTGTGACGTACTACTTCGACGGCTACCTTGCTGAAGTCAACTTCATCGATGGTCAAGCCCTGACACCATCATCGTTTGGCGCATACAACTCAACAACAGGAATATGGCAACCTATCAAGTACAGTGGTACTTATGGGACTAACGGGTTCTATCTGAACTTCAACAACAATGCTTCCACTACAACGCTCGGCTACGATACATCTGGCAACGGCAATAACTGGACAACCAACAATATCTCTCTGACTGCTGGCTCTACATACGACAGCATGACAGATGTGCCAACACTAACAGGTCCTACCGCTTCAAATTTTCCAACACTCAATCCATTAAAAAACACATCCGTTTTGTCAAATGCAAATTTGACGGTTGGAAGCACTTCAGGAATTAACGCAGATGCAACTGGAACAATTGCAGTTACATCTGGCAAATGGTATTGGGAAGCTACCGCTATTTCATTGAATACCGGTACAAACGTTATGGCTGTAGGAGCATGTAAAGACACAATTAGTTTGTCTACTCTTGCAAATACAGATTATTTTATTTATGCAAATGATGGAACAAAAGGTGGTGGTGGTGCTGGATCTGTAGCTTATGGATCTACATATACTGCAAACGATGTGATTGGTGTTGCTTTGGATATGAGTGCCGGAACAATAACGTTTTATAAAAATAACGTTAGCCAAGGCGTTGCATTTTCTGGTTTGACTTCATTCACATTGACTGCAATTGTTTATGTATTTGGCACATCCGTGTTTAGTTTGAATTTTGGACAACAAGGTTTTAAATACACGCCTCCATCAGGTTTTGTGGCACTGAACACATACAACTTGCCAACGCCAACCATTGTGAATGGTGCGTATTACATGGCAGCATCTACTTACACAGGCAATTTAACTGGTCAAAGCATTACCAATGGTGGCAACAATACATTAGGCATTACATTTCAACCTGATTTGGTTTGGATTAAATCACGTTCTGCTGCCACTGATCACAAGCTGACTGATTCTGTTCGTGGTGCAACAAAAGCTCTTATATCAGACACAACTGGTGCAGAAACAACTGATGTAACTGGTTTAACAGCATTTAATAGTAACGGATTTACATTAGGCGCAAGTACCGTTTACAACAATACTGCGGCAACCTATGTCGCTTGGCAATGGCAAGCTGGCGCTGGCTCATCATCATCTAACACCAACGGTTCTATCACATCAACTGTGAGTGTGAATGCTGCGGCTGGATTTAGCGTGGTGACGTATACGGGCACAGGTGCTGTTGCCACTGTGGGCCACGGTTTGGGTATTGCGCCAAAAATGATGATCCACAAAGCGAGATCGTTTGGACCTTCTTCGTGGTCTGTGTATCATGCATCAGTTGGCGCTGGTTCTGAATTATTGTTAAATAGTACTGCTGCTGCCGCTTCTGCACCAAATGATTGGAATAGTACAGCCCCAACTTCTTCTGTAATTACTTTAGGAACAGCGGCCTCCACTAATCAAAATGCTGCAATCTATGTCGCCTACTGCTGGTCAGAAGTAGCAGGCTTCAGCAAGTTTGGGTCATACACGGGCAACGGGTCTACTGATGGCACGTTTGTTTATCTTGGATTTAGACCACGGTTTATCTTGATTAAATGTTCAAGCAATAGTTCAACCAACTGGATTATTATTGACACATCCAGAGATACATACAACTTAGCTGGTCAATCTCTTGAGCCAAACTTGTCTGCTGCTGAATACACTCCTGCATCAAGCGGTTATCCATGCGACATATTGTCAAACGGATTTAAATGGAGAGATAGCGGCTCTCAATCTGACAACTATAGTGGCTACACATACATTTATGCCGCTTTTGCCGAAAACCCATTCAAAAACGCTCTTGCGAGGTAACTCATGTTTTTACTAAACGGACAACCACTCAGCCCCGACAATGCCTTTGAGCATAACGGTGTGCAATACCCACCCAATTGGCTACGTCTTTCTACTTCAGAAGAAAAGACAGCTATCGGAATTACTGAGGTTGCTGAACAGCCTCGCCCTGATGACCGTTACTACTGGGTGACGGCAAATCCTGATGGCACATTTACATCGACTGCTAAAGATTTGACTCAACTCAAATCTAACGCTACAACTCAAATCAATGCTGCTGCTCATTCATTGCTTACGCCAAGTGATTACATGGCTATCAAAGCCGCTGAAACAGGAACAGCATTGGATGCGAGCTGGAAAACTTGGCGCGCTCAGATTCGTACAGAAGCTCAAACAGCTCGTACAGCTATTGCAGCAGCTACAGACATTCCAAGCTTGATTACAGCATCCACAGTAACATGGACACTTGATCCAGTTGCAGCCGCAGAATTAGCTGCACAACAAGCTTCACAACCAGCAAAGTAAGACATGACTAGCAAAGCATTGAAAATTGCAATTTACGCCATCAGCAAAAACGAAGAAAAGTTTGTTGAACGGTTCTGTGCATCTGGAAAAGATGCTGACTTGATCATCATTGGAGACACTGGTTCTACGGACAATACCAAACAATTGGCTATTGACTGTGGGGCTGTTGTTCATGATATTTGTATCAGTCCTTGGCGTTTTGACAAAGCACGTGATGCCGTCCTTTCTTTGATTCCCCGTGATGTGGATGTCTGCATTAGCCTTGATCTTGATGAAGTCATGGAAGAAGGCTGGCGTGAAGAAATTGAACGGGTCTGGCAGGAAGATACCACCAGATTGCGTTACAAATTCGATTGGGGTTGTGGGATTGCTTTCTTTTACGAAAAAATACACCATCGTCATGGCTACCACTGGCATCATCCATGTCACGAGTATCCTGTACCAGACCCTAGAACTAATGAGGTATGGGCTCATACCGACATGTTATTGGTAAGCCACCATCCTGACCCAACAAAATCTCGTGGTCAATACATGGATCTGCTTGAGGTGGCTGTCAAAGAAGACCCACGCTGCCCACGAAATGCGTTTTATTACGCCCGTGAATTGACATTCCATTACCGTTGGCAAGATGCTATTGTCGCTTTGGACAAGTATTTGAACATGCCTGAGGCAACTTGGCCTAATGAACGGTGTTACGCCATGCGTTTATTGTCCAAATGCAATGCTGAACTTGGCAACCCTTGGGAAGCCATCAAATGGGCTCGTTTAGCAGCTGCTGAAGCCCCTAATACCCGTGAACCTTGGGTTGAGTTGTCCATGTTGATGTATCGCTACAGCATGTGGAATGACAGCTTTGCAGCGGCTATGAATGCCTTACAAATTGTTGACAAAGAAGCTGTATATACGATGGATCCATCTGTATGGACAGAAAAACCTTACGACCTTGCCAGCATTGCTGCTTGGCATCTTGGATTCAAAGAACAAGCAATCGAATATTGTAAGAAAGCTTTAGAATTCAACCCTACAGATTCCCGTTTGATCAGGAATCTTGAACAGATGACGGAAGCTTTATGTCTGAATACACCAGAATACGAACCCCATTCCTAAACATGAGTTTTACTCCTGACGTGCCTAGCAATGCGCTTGGTGCTAATGAGTACAACTCTGGTTTGAATGTTGAGGCGGATGTCCGAGGAATTAAAAAAGTGGCTGGTGAACAAGCCATTCTTTCTGCCATTCCCGGCAATGTGTTTTATCTGGATGGTGGGTTTAGAGATCAAGCAACTTGGGTTTATATTGCTGCCACAACCCAAGGAAAGTGGTACATGATTACCGCTTCTGGGATTACCAACATTACTCCCGGTGTTGGTGCTAACCCTAGTGCAGCTTTGTCTGGTTACACAAACGATACAAACATTGTTTCGGATTGGGTTGGTGGCGTATTTTTCATCAACGATACGCTTCGTGCGCCCATGTATTTCCGTCCAACAGACACTGAAATTCATCTCTACGATGCAGCTCCTGACTATTTTGTTTGGAACTATGAATCAGGTCTTTCTCCTGCCGTCACGTCGGTAACTGCTGGTTTTGTTCGCAACTATTGTTCGCCAAACGTCGGCAACATTTTGGTGGCTGGCAACTTAACCAAGACTTATTCGACTGGCACAACAATCAATTACCCAACAACCATCCGTTGGTCACAAGCATTCGCTAACACTGGCGTCCCTGCAACTTGGTTGCCTACCTTAAACAACGTTGCCAACGAGCAAGAAGTTCCAGTGAGAGGGCCTATCATTGATGGATTCTTTTTGGGTGCGAATTTCTATGTGTGTTCTTATTGGGACACTGTTGTGCTTACTCCTATTGCTTATCAAAATAGTACTGCCCCAGTTTTTGGAGTGCGTCTATTTAATCAGGGCAGGGGTTTGATGAACAACAACTGTTGGGTCAATGCTGATCAGACAGTTTATGGGATTGATGCTAGGGACATTTGGGTGTTTGATGGCTCATCATTCAATGGCCTTGGCAACCAAAAAGTCCGTGATTACTTCTTTAAAAACCTAAATCCGACCTATCAAAGCCGGATGTATATGGTTAACAACACCAAGAAATATCAGATAGAAATCTATTACCCAGACCTGAATTCAACTGGCTGGTGTAACAAGATGCTTTCTTGGCGTTATGACTTGCAAGTATGGAATCCTCCTAAAGACGTGCAAAACTCTTGCATGGGCGCTGAAGGTCCTATTTACCAATCTGGCGCATTCAACCTTGCTTCAAGAACAATCGTCTATGCTCAAGGCAGCTTGAACAACAGCCAATTGATTCAGACTGGCATTGGTAACGGATTCAGTGGCAATCCTATTCATGCCGTATTTGAACGCACAAACATCCAACTTCAGACTGCTGACGGTCCTGTACCTTTTTTGTCCAAGAGCTACCTGCATCGTATGGCTCCAGAAGTGAGTGGGACTGGCTTATTGACTGTTACTGTTGGCGGAAGTGACTCTGTTGCTGCGCCTACAACGTATGGTCAAGCTCAAACCATGAGTATTGTCAGTAGTACTCCTTGGGTTCCAACCAATCAAAACAAAGCCACTTTGCCAGCTTTGAAAATCGAATCTAACGATTCCACAGACACTTGGAACGTCACAGCAATGAACTGGCAAGCCAAAATTGTTGAGGATTCTTTCTAATGTCCACAACCTTTTTTCTTGATTCAAATCCTAGTCCAGATCAAGTAGCAGGTGCTGTTAACTATCTGTTGGCAAACTTGTCTTCAACTACGTCGTCAAATCAAGGGACTGGACAAATCATTGATGCAGGTGGTCAGATTGTTGGTTATCTGTACAAATACATCCAAATCAAATACGCCCAGAGCTTTGATGGAACTGTTGGATTTGCCAATGTTCCCACTGGAGCTACGTATTACGGCATCAGAAACTCTGATTCATCAACTGAATCAACCAATCCTGCTGACTACATTTGGACTCAAGTTACGGGCGGTTTTGGATCGACAAACAGTCTGTGGTATTTGACGACTGGATCACGTTCTATCCAGTTCCAAGTTGCCAGCTTGCAACCAAATACGGGATGGGTTGTTGACCCCGGCACAGCAATTGATTTGGACGTGATTACAGCGGCTCCAGCAAGCCCAACGACATTTGTTGTTATCAGGATAGCCAATAGCTCTGCTGCCCCTACAAACGCCGAAGTTTTGTCTGCAATTGGTCGTCTGCCTTTGTATGGCGATCTTTGTACGGTTAACTACGACAGTGGTTTGTATTCGATTCAATACAAATACACCAGCGGATGGGCTATCTTTCAAAGTTATATTACCAGTGACGTGATTGTTGCTGGCAGTATCACTGGAGCTAGCATTGCCGCAAATACTATTACCGGAACAAATATTGCTGCTGGAACTATTACTGCCACTCAAATTGCTGCAAATAGTATTACAGTAAATGAAATTAATAACGTTTCAACGGGTCAAATTATTGCTGGCAGTTTTAATTTGGCTGTGATTACTTCTTCAACTTCATGGACTGTACCTCCATACGTTTACAAAATTAAAGTTACTTTAATTGGTGGCGGTGGTGGCGGCGCTGGGGCTGATTCTTCATATAACACTGCTGGCGGTGGTGGTGGAGCAGGCCTGATTAAATTTTTCTCTGTCACGCCCGGTGATGTATATACGATAACTATCGGCAATGGTGGCGGTGGTGGAAGTTCAGGACAAGCAAGTCAAATCAAACTTGGATCAACTGTTATTTGTACTGCTGGTGGCGGATCTGGAGGGTATGTAACTTCTTCTGCTATTCCCGGAACAGGTGGAACAGCAACTGGCGGCGACATTAACATCACTGGAAGTACAGGTATTTATGGTTATGGCAACGGTGGCGCTGCTGCATTTATTGGCACTTTTGTTGGTCAATCTCAAAATGCTTCCCCAAACTCTGGTGGTGGTGGTGGCGGATTGAGCGCATCAGGCGGCTCTGGCCTTTGTCTAATTGAATATTAAGGATAAATCATGGGAATGGCTTCACAAGTAGCTGCTCAAGCAACGCAACAAGCTGTACAAAACACGCCTCAACCTGCGTCACAGCCTGTTAACCAACCTCAATACCAACAAACCTTTCAGCCATCAGGAAAAGGGTTTGCTCCATCTATTCAAGCCAATCAAACAAGCATGTCTGGCAACAAAATAACTAACTCAGCTACGTCCGGACAGCCTCAAATTGGAGCTCCAAATCAGTACTCCAATACTGTCGGACAATGGGATAATACTCAGCAACAACCTCATTGGCCCCAATTGTTTGGCGGCAAATCGAAAGGAGCCTAAACATGGGCGGCGGAAAATCATCAGGCAATCAAAGCAATCAGGTGCAAATGACGCCTGAACAAACACAGGCATTACAAGCACAAACCAACTTTCTGACAGGCACGGCATTCCCTGCTTACCAAAATACGGTTGCTGGTGCTGGTAACGTTTACAACCAAGTTGCTCCTAACGTTCAATCTGCTGCTAATACAGCTCAAGGTTTATCTACTGGTGCAGCAGGTGCAGAAGCTTTGTCTGGCCTGACAAGTCTTGCACAAGGACAACAAGGTCTGTCTTCTGTATTTAGCCCTCAATACGAACAACAACAAGTCCAAGCTGCTCTTGAGCCAGCTATGGAATCTGCCCGTGAAGCTGTTGGCGGTCAAAATGCTGCTTATGGCGCTGCTGGTGAACTTGGATCTTCTCGTGCCGCTTTGGCTAACGCCAACTTGAATAGCTTGAATACTCAACGTTTGGGAACAATTGCTGCACAAACACAGCAAGGTATTGAGGCCAATCGCTTGGCGGCCTCTCAAGCTTTGTACGGTGGCGGCACATCAAATTTGCAAAACGCTCAAGCATCTGCTGGCAACGCAATTACTGCTGCTACAGCACCTCAAAATGCGTATGGCAATTATGCTTCTGTGATTTTTGGCATTCCCCAAGGAAACACAACCCCCAACTTTTCTGGCACTCAAAGTTCGACTGGATCGAATTCAAGTTCTGGCAAAGGTTTCAAACTTTCTTAAGGAATTGAAATGGCATCAGCTTTTCAATTTGGTTATGGCAATCCAGACAATTATTCTGATTGGGCTGGATATGCTGGCTTAGATCGCAAAACTGGCGATTTTGGCGCTGTTCCTCCATCTACTGCTCCAGTTCAGCCTCCTGCGACTTCTGTTGGCGAGTTGTACCAACAAAAAGTTGCTGCGCCTATGGCTGCTGGAATTGGTAAAGTTCAATCGGCAATGAATAGTGCAAAAAATTCATTCAATCAATTAAGTCAAGGAAATGTTGTTGGCGCTGTGACTGGAGCACAAGCTGGCGAAGATTCATTTCTTAATCGACTTGAGGAACAATAAGGAATAAACATGGCAGAACAAGTTGGTGTTGCTCCACCTGAAGAAGCTAAATTAACTGAATCCGTAACACCTGCTCCTGCCGGACAAGCTGGCGTTGCTAATGTTGGCCTTAATTACGATCCTCGTTTTAAACAAATTGCTGTTGACACACATGCTTCAACTCCTGAAGCTCGTGTTCGCCTTGCTGAAAATGTAAGCAAGCAAGCTGAAGAAACAAAAGATTTCCATCCAAATGCTCAAATGGATGCTGGAAAAATGTTTATCAGTTTGCTCCAAGGAAAAATTGGAGAAGCTTATAAATGGTACAACGGTGGCGGCGTAAAACAAGATGAAGCCCGTGATATGAACGGCAACTTGTATTACAAAGAACAAAATGAACGTGGGTTCAATGGTCGAATTCTTGATCGTCATGGCAAAGTTTTGTCAGAAGATCAAATGAAAGAATTGGAAGCTCGTGGTGGCGTGTTTACTGACACGGATCAAAAAGCTTTGAAAACTTTGCCTTGGATCAATGGGCAAACCAATTCAACATTGATTAACAGCGGATTGGCTAACCAATTCGGTACAACCGTTAACAATGCTTACAACGCTGCACGTATTGCTTCTACGGCAAACAAAAACATTGACGAACAAGTTTCGTTGATCAAATCCAATTCAAAACTTTATAACCATATTGCCAGCCTTCCTGCTGAACAACGATCACGTTTGCTTGGTTTGACACAAGCCTACATGACGTCAGGAACAACTGCTAATGCAACTTCTGGGGCTAAAGGTTCTGTTAATACTGGCAACCAAAACACAGCCACTAATAGCGCAAACGTTGGTGGAAAAGTTGGAGGCGGTGTTGGTGGTGAAGGTGAAGGCGGACAAGCTGCTATTCCCGGCATTAAAGGTGGAATTTCTGCTGGAGCAGGATCTTCCAACACATCAGGAACAACTGGTGGCGTAAACGTTTCTCAAGAAAATGCCAACACAACTGGCACTTCTAATACCAATCAAGTTCAAGCTAACCAGCGCAATTTGATTGAAAAAGAAATGCAACAGATCCTTGGTGGTCCTGATGAATTTAAAAACTGGATGCGTGTTAATGCTTTGAATGCTGAAAACGAAGCAAACATGAAACAGATTCCTTTGAGTGCTTTGCCACCCGGTGCTGTTGATCTTGCCAAGATTGATCCTGCACTAACTGGACCTGAAAAAATGTTGGCTACATTGGATGCACAACGTCATAACAATGCTTTGTTGGCTGCTCGTAATGAATTCTTGTACAAAGCTGCACGTGATCAATTGCATTCTGGCAAAAGTTACGATGTTGAATCGTTGGATAAAGAATTTGTTAATACTGACATTTACAAAGCTTTGCAAAACAGATTTGAACATTCTCAATCATTGGCAAAAGATTCCAAATATCAACCACAATTCAATGAAGGTGACTTGTGGTCTGACAATGCCAATAACATTTTGGTTCGCCGCAATGGCAAATGGGAGAAAAGATAATGGATGAAGCAGAGAAAAGGCTATTGTTTGGCAGTTTGGCAACGCCAGAACCTCAACAAGTTGTTCCTGCTCAACCTGCTGTTCAACCCCAACAACCTGTTGTTACTCAACAAACGCCTCAACCACGTCCACCAATTGTTACGCAACCCACTCAGCAAACTCAAACGCCTGATGTTGCAACATTGGCTCAACAAGCAGCCTCTGCTCAACAACAATTAAATGCAACTACGCCTCCTACTGTTGCTCCTTCTGCTGTTAATTCTCTTGGAAACAACATTGGAGATGCAAATTTTTGGAACGCGGCAGGCGCTTTAGGTGGCATTCTTGGAACTGCTGCTTTAGCTAATCAATTGTTTACCAGAATTGGTTCATCTGTTAACGGTCAAGAGCAAGTTACTCATGGTCGTGTTGAGCCGACAATGAACCAAACTCAACCACAAGCTCCAGCCAATACTGGATTTAATGAGCCAACTGGTCAACAAATTTCCAATCCAGTTGAATCAACAACTGAAGAACAGCTAGTTAATAAACGAGTTGAAGAAGTAAAAGCAGAAACTAAAAAGCCATTTGCTCCTGCAACATCGCCTAAAGCTACGGCTCAAGATGTTGAGATGGTTGTCAAATCTGAAGCTAACAAACAATCTAAAGCTCAACCTGTTAAGCCTCCATCAAAAGTTAATGAACGCGCTCATTGGCCTGAAGGATGGACTCGTGGAGGAATGGGTTGGCTTGTTAATCAATACGACATTGATGGCGCTAAAGCTTATATTGATGAGCACAATAATGGAAAACCATTTTTAAGCCATGAAGAAGCATTAAAGAATGTCGAAAAAACACAAATGCGTCCAATCTATAACGAAATTCCAAAAGAAGTTCGTAAATCTCGTGGTATTGCTCCAAATCCTCAATACAAAACTGGAAGCAAACCTTTGATGGGTAACGCAATTGTTCCTCCTGAACAACAAGTTTCATCTCATCATGGAATGGTTGCACCTCATAGTGTTGTTTTAAATCCTATGAATGTGTTTGAAGGTATCAACAAAGCTAAAGAAGATTAATCATGGAAGACGTAACTCACAAAGAAATTTATGACAGACTGATTGCTGTTGAAGGAAAAGTCGATTCTATTGATACCAATACAAAAGGTCTTGTCGAAGCTTTTAATAGCTTACAAGGTGCTTTCAAAGTACTTGGTTGGATTGGGTCTGCTGCCAAACCTATTCTTTGGGTAGCTGGCGCTTTTACTGCTGCTTCATTGTTCTGGGCGCAATTCATCAAGAAGTGAGTAAATCATTGACCCAATCAGTCTCTTGCTTATGGCACAAAGCGCAGTCAGTGCGATCCGTACTGGCTGTCAAATGCTTTCTGAAGGCAAAGCAGAGATTGATAAATTCAAGAAACAAGTTGAAGGCGGTGTAAAAGATGCTAAAGCGATATATGCCGAAGTCAAAGGTGTCTGGGGTTGGGTCAAAGGGCTATTTGGCATGGCACAGAGAGCGCCTGCTTCAACGCCTAATGTTCAGAAACCTGTTTCAGAAACTGTAAAACAAACAACAAAACGCCAACCTGAACCAGAACTAAGTTACGAGGAATACAAAGCCAAAGCAGTTCACGAAATTTTTGAACAGTTGAAGATCTACTTTGATGTTCAAAGGCAATTGAAAGAGCATTGTCTAGAGCTTGAATCTCAAAGTAGCACAACTGACAAGGTGGCAGACAACGCCATAGATCTGATTGAGATCCGTTGGCAAATGAGAGAGATGACTGTTCAGGTCAGGGAAGCTATGTCATGGACTCCTGAGAGTCTTGGGTTGCAAGATTTGTATCGCCAGTTCTTGCAGACCTATGATGACATATTGGAACAACAAGAGTTTGCTCGTCAACTCAAACGCAAGCAGGAAGTGGATGCAAAATGGCGACGGGAGCTCCTCAAAAATCACAGAATAGATCGGGCAGTCCAAGTGGGTACAGTTCTAATTCTGGTTCTGTGGACGTGGGGCTTTCTGCTGTCGCTCAGATGGCTAGAGATGACACGAGATGGTTTGTGGTTGGAGTAGTTGTTTTGGCTTTGGTGGTGATGTTGGCTTTGCCGATCACTGTGTTGTTGGTGATTGATGACTTGAAGATGAAAGCTGAGTTGCGGTATGAAATACACGAGCTCAAAAAACTGAAAAGGGAATTGCATGAAAAAGCTGCTGCTTCTAAGTCTGCTGATTCTGACGGCATGTGAAGACCGTTATCGGTACACCTGTCAAGACCCTAATCATTTTGGTGATGCCCAATGTCAAAAACCTGCGTGTGAGTTTACGCAGACTTGTCCTGAGTATCTTGTAGCACCTATCTTGGAGAAGAAAATTGAAGGAATTAATGCTCAAGTGGCTGGAACTCCAGCTCAACAAACCGCCTCGAACTGCCGATGAACTAGAAGCCCAAACAAGGGCTTTTGTCATTCGTATCGTCACGTGGATTTTGTTTTTCATTGTGATTGCTTTGATTTATTCGGTGACGTTTGTCACTCAACCAATCAAGGCTATGGCTCCGATTGACCAAGCTTACACAAAGATGCTGAACGACATTGTTCTGCTGATTGTGGGTGGCATTGGCGGGATTATGACCAAAGGTGCTGTGACAGAAGCAACCAACATGATGACGGCGGCTAAAAACAATGCGCCAGCTTATGTTGCTCCTCCTGTTCAGACCATACAGATTGACGGCGGTTGGCAGCCTCCTCCGGCTCCAAAAACACCTGCTCATTACTTAGAGCCAGATGAAGACCGTGAGGCGATTGCCGCTGCCCGTCAAACTCTTAAGGACTGATCATGTTTCCTTTTTTAAACCCTTGGGTTATCCTTGCGTTTTTAATGGCCTTGGGTAGCGTGTATGGCTACGGTCATCACCAAGGGTACAAAGAAAAGGAGCAAGAAGATGCTATTGTCATTGGTCAGAAAAATCAGGAAATGCAAGATGCAAAGGAACAAGCAGATGTCAAACTTGCCCAAGCCAAACAATCTTTGGCAGCTAAAAACTCTCAGCTTATTAGCGCTATCCATACTGGTCAGCAGCGGTTGTTCGTCAACGTCGCCACCCCGGCTGGATGTGCCTCCTCTAGCGGTTCAGAAACGAGAGCCGAACTTGACAGACAGACTTCTGAAAATCTTGTCGCCATCACCAACGACGGAGACAGCGCCATCGTCGAGCTCAACGCCTGTATCGACCAATACGAAAAAATGAGGGAGATTGTCCGTGGTAAAGCTAAATAACGTGGTAAATTTTTTTAGCTTCAAGATATGCTTTATGAGCATCTTCTTTGTTATCAAAAACGCCAAGGTATTTTGTTTTTCTGTTTATAGAAATTCCTGCTTGCCATTTTTTAGATTTTTCGTTCCAACAAACGCCAAGATAACCGCTTTTATTTTGTTTGTGAGGCAATTTTTGATTATGCAAATTTTGTTGTTGATTTACATCACGAAGATTCTCAATTCGATTATCGTGTCGAACGCCATTTATATGGTCAATTTGTCCTTTAGGAAATTCACCAAAAAATATTGCCCAAATGAGTCTATGGCCTTTGTATGTTTTGCCACGATAAAAAACTTGTGTGTATCCATAAAAGTCAAGGCTATCCATAGATTTACCGTTTTTATTTCGGATAAGTGTTCCAGTTTTTGGATAGTATGTAAAAGATTCTCGCAAATGTTGATAATCAAATTTATCCATGTTTCCTCCAACAAAAACTTAATTATATGTCAATAAACGTTGAACAACTCAAACAATTGGGTATTGGTTCTGAATGGGTGGATGCCTTAAACAATACTTTTGATAAATTTAATATTCAATCTGTTCGTCAACAAGCGGCTTTTATTGGTCAATGTTCGCATGAATGCAACAACTTTAAAACCCTTGAAGAGAATCTGAATTACAAAGCAGAAACATTGAATAAACTGTGGCCTCAACGATTCCCGACAATGGAGATTGCTAATGCCTACGCACACCAGCCACAACGCATCGCCAACAAGGTTTACGCCTCTCGCATGGGCAATCGTGACGAAGCGTCTGGGGACGGGTATCGGTTCAGAGGCAGGGGTGCGATTCAACTCACTGGGCATGACTCCTACTGGCATTGCGGTCAGGCGCTCTGTGAAGATCTCGTGGCCCAACCCGATCTGGTGTCCACGCCTAAATACGCTGCGTTAAGTGCTGGTTGGTTTTGGTCAACACACAATTGCAATGCTTTGGCTGAAGCCAACAACTATGAAGCGTTGACACGCAAGATCAATGGCGGAACTTTTGGTTTGTCTGAGCGCATAGCAAAAACTCAGAAAGCATATCAGGTGCTGTCATAAATATATAACTCTCAACTCGTCTAATGTGAAAATGCAAATCCGTAAAGTTGATATACGCAAAGACGAAAACAGAGAAGCCCTTTATGCACTTCAAAAATACTGTTTACCGTATGACAGACCGCATAGTACTGAGTATGGGTACTGGTGGGTTATTCGTGATGCGCTTGGTCATGAGCTTGGTTTTGCTGGCCTTGTATCCTCTATGCGTTGGTCTGATTGTGGTTACTTGTGCCGTGCAGGTGTTATTCCTGCTGCTCGTGGACAAGGTTTACAGAAAAAACTTATTAAAGTCCGTATTCGGCAAGCAAAGGCATTAGGTTGGAATTGGTTGATCACAGACACTTATGACAATCCAGCTTCTGCCAATAGTCTTATCTCGTGTGGGTTTAAAATGTTTGAGCCTACTGTCCCTTGGGGTGCTAAAGGCACTCTTTATTGGCGAAGGAAGTTGTAAATGGCAACGGAAAAACTGACAGACAATGAGTTTTTGGAGTTGTGGAATACCTACAAATCTGCAACTCTTGTGGCAAAGATGGCTGGCATATCTGAACGTCGGGTTCACAGACGTCGCAGGGCATTGGAACAAAAGCTGCAAACCACTTTGGATGCCAAAAGCCCTTCAAGCCGTCCAGCCACTGGAGCTTCTGCCATTCAAAAAGCACGGATTCAATTGGGCATTGAAAACGGTGTGGTGTTGGTTTTTAGCGATGCCCACTTTTGGCCCGGCTATCGGTCCACAGCATTCAATGGTCTTTTATGGGCTATTCGTGAGCTTAAACCCAAGGCAGTGATTGCCAATGGGGATTGTTTTGACGGTGCTTCTATCAGCCGTCACCCAAGCATTATGTGGTCGCATACGCCTTCTGTAATAGAAGAACTCAAAGCCTGTGAGGCAGCTATGGGAGAAATCGAAGAAGAAGCCAAGAAAGCCCGTTACAACGTCAAATTGATCTGGACATTGGGCAACCACGATGCACGGTTTGAAAGCCGTCTGGCAGCCAACGCTCCCCAATACGAACAAGTTAAAGGGTTTTCCCTTAAAGACCATTTCCCTGCTTGGCAACCTTGTTGGTCTTGCTGGCCTACTGATGACGTGGTCGTAAAACACCGCTGGAAGGGCGGAATTCATGCCACGCATGGCAACACCTCAATGTCTGGCAAAACGATGGTTACAGGCCATTTGCACAGCCTTAAAGTGACTCCATACACTGATTACAACGGAAGTCGATACGGTGTTGATACAGGTTGCTTGGCTGAAGTTGATGGACCTCAGTTCATGGATTATTTAGAAGATGCGCCAGTGAATTGGCGCTCTGGTTTCGCAGTACTGACATTTAAGGATGGGAAACTTCTTTGGCCTGAATTAGTTCACAAGTGGGCTGAAAATCAGGTTGAGTTCAGAGGTCAAATCATTGATGTTTAAAACACTAATCTAACGCTGATAACACTGAGAAGAAAAGTAGGGCTGCACAAGTTGTAAGCCCTGCTCCTAAAAACAGGATTGTGCAAAGCATGATGATGTTCCAAATATCATCATCCATTGTTCTTTTCCTTTCGATCAAATGCTCGAAACAAAATAACCAAAACAGGAACGAAACACAACAATCCCAAATCAATCAATATCATTTTCATTTTCATCCTCCAATGATTCGTTTACCAATTGTTGTTTGACAATTTCTAAACATCCAATGACTGTTGACATATACATTGAGTCATCGTATTTGTGAATCAACTCAAGCATTTCGTCAACAAGTCCTTGGGACAATTTACCTTGATTTAAGTTCATTCGTCCTCTCCCCAAGGATGTTTTACAGCGTCAGCATACAAAGCCAAAGCCCCGCCAACTACAAACACGGTGACAACGATTGCCACGATCCAATCAATGAAGTCCATTATTTACCTGCTCTTTCTTTGGTAAGAAATAAAAAACAGTGGCTTACTTTTTTTCGGGCAGTCACCAACCAGCGTGTTGCTTCAAACAGCTCGTCATTGGCAAACCTTGCACAGATCGTCACTTTGCCTGTTTCTTTGTTTCTTGCTTTTAGATAAATCATGCTTTTTCCCATTCTCTTTCTTTGCGACCACTGAAAGAATCCACTGTCTTTCCTGTCAACTTTACTAATCCAAGCTTTTGCATTTCAGGCAAACGACGCCACACTTGGTCGGATCGTAGACCGCTTACATAAGCAATCCCATCCTTACCCATTGCCCCATTGCTTTCAAGGGCTTCTAGGATCATTTGGTAGTGTTTAGGAGCTGCATCAGTTATTTGTTCACCAGCATCTTTGCTAGTCTGAGGATCCGTAGTCCGAGCCCTCTTGAAGATCTTCGATAAAGTCCATTTGAACATTGTCTTTCCTTTGCTTTAGAACCATCAATTTGCCGTACAAAATGCTTTTTTGAGACATTTCATGACAGCGCTCTTGTTCAATCATTCGTTGCTTGTACTCTGGTGAACAATCGTCACAGATACTGGACACTTCTCTGACTACATTAGCCAGATAGATCCATTCCCTATACATTTTCTTTGTTGGAAAACAATCAGGTTTCATATTAGGTGGGTACTCGCTGCGTCTTTTGGGGCTTCACCTTATGAACTAAATCACTTGATTGGGCGTTATCCAGAAGCATCCGCTTTCCCCATTAACCATTAAAACGAGTTATTCGTAGATTGGTTTGTTATAGCGATGCCATTTTTTGTGGCATGTTTCGCATAACCATCTAACTTCCAAGGGTTGTGTGTAATCATCATGGTGTCCTTCAATTTTGTGTGTTGAATTGCATTCGGAACAATTTGTAGGTCTTACAAGTTTTCCGTCTCTTATGGCATTTCCAGTTATTAAATGAGCTGCATAAGCCAATGGGTAAAGTTTTTTGTACTTTTCCATAGCTTTTTTGTGAGCCAATTTTCCAGATTGTGTTTTTGCATAATCTTTTCTTGCTTGAACTCGATCAGGTCTGTTTCCCCTTTTCTTGTCATAAGCTTGAATTTTTTCTAAATTGGCTTCTCTGTGTTTTGAAACTCTTGCCTTTACGCATTCGATACATTTATTAAGATGACCGTCTGCCATTGCTGCATGTTTATAAAACTCAGATAAAGGCTTTTCTTGTTTACATTCCCTGCACACTTTCATAGGATCTCCTTAGAACGGTATGTGCAGTATATACCATTCTAGAAAGGCAAATCATCATCCATGTCTTGCACTGAATTTACAGGCTTGGCATTTTGACGGGTGGGTGTATTACTTTGACGGGGGGCGTCTTGTTTTGGTTTGATAGACAAAGACAAGAACTTTTGACCATCTTTTTTTGCTACCTGCGTCCATCCGCTGATCCAGTACTCAGTGCCGTTCACGTTGAGTGATCCGTTCATATCTGGATGTTTTTCAGATTCTTTCTTTGTGTTTCTGAACAAAGAGCCGCGGTTAGTGTTATCGTATTCTTTTTTTTCGTATGACATCGTAGTTCCTTACTGTGATTTTGACTTCTTAATTGCGCTGCGGGTTGCAGCATCCATCTGGTTAGATAACCAAACCTCTTGATCTGATTCTAAGGTTGCGTCCTTAATCATCAAATATGCTTCTCTTGCTTTTCCTTGTTTTACTAACTCAGTGCATGACTGAGCCATTTCAAGCAAAAACTCTTTTTCATCTGCGGGGATGTCGTCGCCAATACCACCCTTGGGAGTAATGATTGGTGCATCACCTTTGCGACCTGTTGTTGCATCCAATGCGTCGTGCTCGACAATTTCAAGCGCAGTTACCCAAAGGTAACGCCTACTGTAAGTCTCTACAGCTCCCATGTTTTGAATTGGATGAACGCCTTTAAGATTTGCTTCAGCCATAGGACTGGTTAAAACGATGTTTGATCCATCTTCTGTGTCTGTGATGGTCAAGGTAGCCAACTGTGCGTCAAAGCTCACTACGCCACATAGACCAATCTCTGAAAAGATTTGTTGAATCTGTGGCAAAAAGTCACCTAGCTCAAAATATTGAAACCCAACAAACTTGTTAAGCCCAGACTTTTTAAGTGGAGTGGCTTGCAATTTGATACGTGCTTGCATCAATTTTTTATGTACGGAACTCATAGCTTTTCTCCAAATGGGATTGACAACTCTTCGTTGATGATTTGTTTTTGACTGTTTTCATCCAGCTCAGAAAAATGACGCCATGCTCGTTGATCACAATCGCAGCCATTTCCACCATTGATGACCAAACAATAAGCGCAATATTTATCGTCACTGGCGCTGAACTCTTCTACGTACTGTTCGTACAAACTTTTCAATTTCATTTGACTATCCTTTCCAATCTTTCGATAAATTTATCTCTGAGCAAATCCAAAATGTCTTGTCCATCAAGGGTTAAAACTTTTTTGATGACATATTCATCTTCGTAGTCCAACAACCTTGTGTAGACAATCCTGAACTTGTATCCATCAAACTCAACATCTTTGATGAATTGATTGTGTTTAACGTCATACGACATCACATCTTTAGACCAATTCACAGTGCTGCCCATAAGATCAGTGCTGCAATTGCTGCCAGAAATGCCAACGCATAAGTCGCTGCCGATTGAAAGCTCAGTGGTCGTTGGTGATATTCCAGCCATTGGGATGTCTCGTATGAGTTTGGGAATGCTTCTTTTAAAGTACGGGGGTACTTTCTTGTGGTGGGGTGCAGGTCAGGCAGCATCTTGTTTAATCCTTCTCAAAACTTCTTGTGTAAGGTGGTGTTGTTGGTCAGATGTGAGCTCATCCCATACTTCGTCACCTAAACGCATTGCCATCTCCATGTCTTCCCATGCCGTGTCAATCAAGATCACACCGAATTCAATGCTTTCTGACAAACCCCATGCTGGTTCAGCAGGTGAATAATCAATGTCTATGATCTCGAAAGTGAAGTCGCCAAATTCAATAACCATGTCTTACTCCTTTATGCCGTAGGCGGCTTCAATATCGTTGATTACAAGAATAATCCTGTCTTGCACAGGATAATCTTTACAAATATCTTTAAACGCCCTTCTAGCAATACTTTTCTTTTGCTCATCCGTCAGAGGCTTGCGGGGTTGTGGTGTGGTGTAGAGGGGCGTCCAGTCCGTTGTAAAAGGTTTTTCACAATATTCAACATCTTCACCAAAGGGTTTTCGCATCCAAGCCACAGGCTTTTGCTTGTCTTGCTTTGGTTGTGTTGCAAGTTGTGCTTCAAGTTCTTTAATCTTAGCCATGTACTCACGCAAAGATTCTTGAGTAGCTTCTAACAATGACCAATCTTCTGGTTGGAAATGTTTTGGTTGTGGGCGGGTGTACTTGATGAAATGTTCTGCAAGTTCTCTTGCTCGGTGTTTGTTAATGCCTTCTCGCACAAGGTTTCCGACAATTACATCCATTTGCAAAGTCACAGACTCTTGTTTCTCATACAAATCTAGACGCTCATTCTCGTCATGCAATGCTTGTAAGGTTTGTTGCTTCTCTGCCTCTGCAATGGCTTGGCGTAGGGATGTAATGGCTTTAGTGGTTTCGTAATCTGCTTTTACTTGCGTTGACAAATATTCCAACGCTTCAAGCCACTGTTTCATTGTTTCAATAGTCATTTTTATCTCCAAAAGGATCGCCAAAGCTGGACATGACGCCAGTGTCTAGGTTGATTTGTTGGGTTTTGGTTTCCAGAATGGTTTTGTTGTTGTCGCCAAACCAGAAACTTCCAGCTTTGACAAACGTTTCACCAGTGGATGAGACTTTGAAGTTTTTTGACTCAAGGTAGGTGTTGCCAGAAAAGATGTTGAACTTAAACATATTCCAGCTCCTGTTTCATTTCCACGATCTTGGATGTGAGTTGAGTCAGTGTTTGGCAGTCTGGAATGTCTGCAAACTTGATGATGTGCTCAACAGCTAAGTTGATTCCCTCTGACAGACCAGCTTGAAATGCCATGATTGCATCCCCGCTGTTTACTGCCTTAATTGCGTCTTTGCGTTCCATCTATTACTCCTTTGATTGCTGAACGTATGAGGATGTTAATTCAACTTAGGCTATTGTCCACAAATAAATATCTATCACGTTTTGATTTGCTATAGATAAATTCAATAGACCATGTGTTGTCGTTTGGTGTATTATCGCTACGTTGTAAAACGAAAGGAACTTATGAAACTATCTGAATTGCCTAAACATGTCACGTTGTATGAGATTGCCAAGGTGCTTGATTTGACTGCACCAGCAACATACAAATGGAAAAAGAAAGGTGAAATCCCCAAGCTTCGTGTGTTTGAACTGAAAGAGAAAAAACCAGAGTGGTTTACCAAGGAGGAAAAATGAAAGATCTTATTGGCTACCCAATCATTGCCATCATTGTTTATCTGGTTTGGTCTTTTTTGAACTGGTCTTGGGATGCTGGCACATGGTCTTGGGACTCACGATACATGGCTGTAATCGCATGGTTTTTGTTTGGTACGGCTTTGTCTTATCGATTTAAAAATGAGGTGTTTTGATGGGCAAAGGCAGCACACCTCGACCAATCCCTGATCCACAGAAATTTCGTGATAACTGGGATCAAATCTTCGGAAAAAAAGAAATTAAACAAGACATTACAAACAATCCAGAAGCAATCGCAAATATGGATTATTCTGAAATTGTTTTAAGAGCTTATGGATTTGAACCCAAAAAAGAGGAAAAGAAATGAAGACATTTAACTATCTGGAAAACTGATGATCCCATAGGTTATAATATTTTAATTTATGGGGAACACAATGTTGAATCACGAACAAGTTAAAGAGTTGTTTGATTATCAAAACGGGAATCTTGTATGGAAAAAACAATTGTCTCCAAGAGGCAAAGTTGGATCCATTGCTGGTTACAAACAAAAAAGCGGTTACATCTTGGTTGGTGTTTTGGGTTGTCAATTGCTTGCTCATCGTCTTGTATGGTTGTTTTTCAACAAAGAATGTCCAGTTTCTATAGATCACATTGATGGAGATAAATCAAATAACAAGATTGAAAATCTTAGACCTTGTACAGCCATCCAAAATGGATACAACAGAAAAATCAGTGCTAACAATAAAAGTGGATTTAAAAATGTTGTTTGGCATAAAAGAGACAAACTTTGGCAAGCCTCAATTACTGCTAACAAAAAATTGATCCATATTGGATTGTTTAAAGAAGCGGAAGAAGCAGCAAAAGCTGTTGAATCCTATCGAAAAAACCTTCACAAAGAATTTGCGAGGAAAGAATGAAAACATTCACTTATTTAGAAAATCACGTTGAAATCTGGGGCTATGCACGTGGCATTGTCCAGAATGGAACACCTCTAGGACAGGCTAAAAAGACCCTAGAAGAGACAAACGAGTTGATCGCAGCTATTGCTATTGACAACAAAGACGAGATCGTTGACGCCATTGGAGATATTGTCGTCACGTTGATTATGCAGTGCGCTATTCAGAAGGTTACTTTGACCGAATGTTTAGAACATGCATACAACCAGATCAAGGATCGCAAAGGCTATTTAAACGCTGAAGGCATCTTTGTAAAGGAGTCGTGATGTCAGCATTGTCCAAACAAGTGGCTGGCGACCATTACAAAGACAAAAAGATTCAACCCATTGAATACATTCATGCCAACGGCCTTGGTTTTTGCGAAGGCAATGTGGTCAAGTATGTGACTAGATGGCGTGAAAAAGCTGGCATTGCTGACTTAGAAAAAGCAAAGCATTACATTGAATTGTTGATTGAATTGGAGCAAAAAAATGATTAATTTTAAATTTCGTCAAGTTGGAACCGCTTTTGTTCAAGTTGATTTAGAAGTTGACAACACAAAAATTGATTTAAATTTGTTTACTTTCAAACAATTAGCTGATTTGAAGTATGAACTTGAGTCAATTATTGATGACATTAATAAATATTTACCGGAGCAAAAAAATGGCTGAAGTAAACATCATCCTGACAGACAAAGAAGACGGGACATTGGGCGTGCGAATCATCTCTGACCAACAAGAAGGTCAAGCGTTGACAGTAGCAATGATGTTCATGGAATGGTTGAAGGAAATTCAGAAACCAAAAATTATTGGAGCAAAGTAATGACATTTGAAGACTTTTGGGCTGAATGGCCTAAATCTGTTCGCAAGGGTGGAAAGTCTGCTTGCAAAGCAAAGTGGGAAAAGCTCAAGCTTGACACTGACGTGGAGACAATAATTGCCCATGTGAAATACATGAAGACTACTGACGCTTGGAAAAAGTCCGATGGGGCTTTTATCCCTGCTCCATTGGTCTACATCAACCAGATGCGTTGGGATGGTGCTGAAGTGCCTGAAGTGACTGTGAATGTCTCTATCAATTTCAAAGATCCTGCATTGGAGAAGATTGAAAAAGACAATGAAAAAGCAGCCCCGATGCCTGAGAATGTCCGACAAAAACTGAGGGACTTGACAAAAGCCCTTAAGTCGGCATAATCCAAACCGTTGTCGTAGTGGACAGCAAGTTGAAGCCGCTTACTCATGCATCTGTCCCCTTAAAAAAGGGATCCACTACCGGATGCAGTAGTAAGTGGCTTTTTTGTTTTCCATTACGGCAATCCTCAGAGCGGGTTAGCTAATGGTCCATGTCGGGGATGCACTCAAAGAACCGATGCGCTTACTGACAAGCCAGCGCGTGAACTTGCTAGAGGTATCACAGGAACAAGGCAAATTGGGTGATGGTCGATTAGCTGACGTAAACAGCGCCTTGGAAATTGAATCTAGACCTTATGGGTGGAGTAGTCTTAAACAAGATGGCTCAAGTTGGTGGGTATCACCTTCTTGGCTTGTCCTATGGGTAAATGAAAATGAACAAAAAAACTGCAATGAAATTGTTAGACAAAGCTCGAATGGATCACCTTATTCCGGTAAGATTGATTAACGAAGCTCTAATAGCAACAGGAGACATTGATGTTCGACGACTTGATCCAGAGATTGACCGATCACTACGCCAGAATGGCAATGAATCCTGCTACCGTAGAACACGCTCGTTATATGGTCAGACAACATCGTGATGAGCCAACAGGCATGTTTAAAGACCTGCCAAACCTTGTAAAGCAACGCATAGAGGAATTTAAAAATGAGAAAGAAAAGCAAGTACAAACCCAAGCCGATCCGAGTTGATACCCTAGCTTACGTAAAGTCTGGAATGCTCAAAGTCAGCCAAGTACCCAATGCAGGGGTCAACCTACTTTTACGCAACCACGAGTCTTTTGACGAGATTCTCAAAGGTGAGCCAACCAAATTCCACGTTGACGATCTTGTTCAATCCCTGAATATCACCGAGATCCTTGCAAGAGACTTCAAGATTGGTCATGATTGGCTACCTGAAATCTTTGATGCCCAAGATGCCTTGTACCGCATGGCACAGCGTGGAATTAGTGGAAAAAGTTTTAGGTTTACTGGCGAAGAAATCAAGTTAATTCAAGTAGCATTGGCAGTTCATGATGAACAGCTCAAAGTTTGTGATGTTCGCACAATGGAGAAAGCATTGGATATGTTATTGACTGCCTACCAAAACAAGCAAGCACGAGTGATTGTGCCTTTGCAAGCTGCTAACGAGGAGAAAGCATGACACAAGATGAAATCATTGAGATGGCTAGACAGGCTGGTTGCCCAATGGCAGACATGATGCCGATGTATTTCACAGACAAACAATTATTGTCAATGCTTGAAGCCTTTGCTAAATTGGTAGCAGAAAAAAAACGGGAAAAAATTTTAGCCGTTCTCAGACGCAAACCCGACCAGCAGATTTACAAAGTTTTAGATGAAATAAGGAGCATGAAATGACACAAGAAATCATTGAGATGGCTAGACAGGCTGGAATGGCTTACGAAGAAAAATTAGAGGTCTATGTTGCAAACATTGACGACCTTCAGGACTTTGCCAAACTGGTAGAAGACGCAGCATTCAAAAGATGGGCAGCGCAAACCAAGCTGGCTGTTGAGGTCGAACGTGAGGCGTGTGCAAAACTAGTTGAAGATTCTTGGATGGCTTTTGCTCAAAGAAGCAGTCGCTTGGACATTACGCCATTTCCTGAATTAAAGTATGTTGCCAAGGTAATCCGAGCAAGGAGACAAGAATGACACAAGATGAAATCATTGAATTGGCTAGACACGCAGACCGCGAATGGGACTGCGATAGAGATATGTTTGAATGGCTTGAGACTTTTGCACAACAAGTAGCAGAACGTGAGCGTGAGGCGTGTGCAAAAACCGTTGCAGGTTTGAAAGATAAATCCGGCGTAAATGAAGATGGTAATGCTTGGCTCACTCGCGTCACAAAAAGCGACTGCGTTCAAGCAATCCGAGCAAGGGGACAAGAATGAAAAAGATCGAATTCTTTGTGGAAGGAGATCCAAAAGGAAAAGGACGTCCTAGATTCCGTCGGGCTGGTAACTTTGTCCAAACTTACACAGATGCCAAAACCAAATCCTATGAGCAAAAAATCAGTGAAGCCGCCAAAATTGCCATGAATGGATTAGAGCCATTTAAACAGCCTTTATGGATGACTTTGAGGATTTACATGCCTGTGCCTAAGTCGTACTCAAAAAAGCGCTCTGAGGCCTGTTTAAACGGGTTTGAGTATCCAACAAAAAAGCCAGACATTGATAACATTGCCAAAGCGTTTCTGGATGCCATGAATGGGATTGCCTACATGGATGACATTCAGGTGGTTATGTTGACAGCGTACAAATCCTATGCATCAATAGCAGGGGTCGAGGTTGAATGCTGTGAGTACCTTTGAGAGCCCATTTAACTATCCAGAGGAAGAGCCAGAATGGTTGGCTGCCAAACGGTTAGAAAAGCAAAGAGAAAAACGGGCTGAAAAGCTTGGTCGTGAGATAGGCACATGGGGTGGCAAACGTAAGGGAGCTGGCAGAAAACCTTGGAAAGAAAAGCCATCAGGTGATACAGTGGTCGTAAAGTTAAATAACATACAACGACTGAGCTTGATGGAGATGGGAAATGGCGATGTTGCCAAAGGAATTGAAGAGCTGATCAACCAGTATTTGTGATGAAAAAAGAATTTATAAGGCTTCTGCAAGACGGAGAAGTAAAACAAACAAAACCCTTTAAAGATCTTGACTGGCAAACAAAAGTGGATTTGTTAAAAGAATGGCGGTATGAGCTTGATCGCATGTACCAAACTTTAATAGTGGCACGTAACGCAAAGGAGAATTGAAATGACTAAAGAAACAGGTGGATCAGCATTTCCCCATGAAAGAGGTTTGTTTAATTGCGGCATGACCTTGCGGGATTACTTTGCTGCAAAGGCAATGCAAGCAATGGTTGCCAGCCCTAGTTATTACATAGATGGTTGGGCACAGAGCGACATTGCAATTCAGTCGTATCAAATGGCAGACGCAATGTTGGAGGCACGTAAATGACAGACGAAGAAGCAATGAAATGTGTTGATTACATACGTGATCATGCGCCCATATACGCTAAGGCCAAAGCCAAGCGTGTGTTTATTGAAAACGGATTGAAATCCACCAAAGCCAAGTTGATGGCACAAGAAACAGGAACACTAGGTGCAAAAGAAATCTACGCCTATTCCCACCCAGAATACGAAACAGTCCTCAGAGGGCTTGAAGAAGCAGTCCAAATCGAAGAAGAAATCAAATACCGTATGGACGCAGCTAAACTTAAATTTGACTACTGGCGCATACAGTCCTTTAACCAGCGCAGTGAAACAAGGATGATGAGCAATGTATAGAGATCCTGACTTGCTAAAGCTTGCACAAGGCGCTCCATGCTTGCTACATGCCCATCCATATTGTGATGATGATCTGGGTGAAACAACGGTGGCTTGCCATTCCAATCAGATCATTGATGGCAAAGGCAAAGGGATCAAGGCTGATGATTGCATGTCAGTGTGGGGTTGTTACAAATGCCATACGTGGCTCGATCAAAGTGGTGACTCCAAAAGAAAAAAAGCAAAACTCTTTGATGAAGCTTGGTATAGACAAGTACAGGAATGGCATAAATTGGCTGCAAATCCAACAATTAAACCTTGGAGAAGGGATGCAGCTAAAAGAGTACTGCAACACATTGGAGCTTTGAAATGAAATCGCCAGAATACGCAAAAAAATATTATGAAGCTAACAAAGAACGTTTGATTGCGTATAAAAAGCAATGGCATGAAAAAAACAAAGAAAGATTAAAGCAAGAAAAACACGAATATTATTTGCAAAACAAAGATCATCATTTGCAAAAAACAAAAGAATATAGTATTAAAAATAAAGACAAAATCTCTTTGTATAACTCTAAATACAAAGAAATAAAAAAAGATGAACTGAGAGCTTATAGGAAAAATTACAAAAGCCAAAACAAAGAAAAAATCAACGCAAACAATTCACGAAGAAGGGCTTCAAAACTTTCGAGAACTCCTATTTGGTTATGCGAAGAACACAAAAAACAAATAGTTGAAATCTACAAAATTGCAAAACAAAAAACACAACAAGACAACGAGATTTACCATGTTGACCACATTGTTCCTTTGCAAGGAGAAACAGTAAGTGGGTTGCATGTTCCTTGGAATCTTCAGGTCATTCATGGCAAGCAAAACATTTCAAAAAGCAATAAAATTTGGCCGGATTCTTGGTAATCCTAATGGTTCTCCTCTTTGGGTTTGAGGCTTCTCAGAAATGGGAGGCCTCTTTTTTTGACCGGGGTATCAAAATTTCATGGGGGGGAGGGTAATTTTCAGGTGAAATTTGCTTAAAAAATGAGCAAAAACCTTGAAAACGATGTGAGCGCTTACTGACTTAGTGGACGCAACTGTATAAAAGCACATGAGAATCTATACATGCCACTAAAACGCGCTACAAAGCCGTTATAGCTGACAAACTTTGCGACAATACCTGCACATAGTCACCACAAAAAAGAGGCTTAAAACGAGTTTTTAAAGAGCCTAGAAAATGCGGCATTCATTGCCAGAAAGCTATTCAGCTAATGAAAGTAAGCGCACACTTCGCTACATTTCCAAAAAAAACGAGTCGAAACCCGTTCTTTTTGAGAATGAAGCAGTTTAGGGCATACGATCAAGCAATACCCAAAACTGATCTGGTAGACAAACGCGAGCGACACGCGCCCCCGTCATTGGTACACAGTACACAAGGCCATTCTGAACGCCCGTCACCTCGTGTAACTCTTGGCCTAGATGCGTAAGAATCCCGATATTTCCCGCTTTAATCATTGTTTCACCTCTGACACATCGTTAATTGTCCAATCGCTTAGCTCTTGAAAACGTCCGCCCAATGGCTCAAATTCTCCGCCGTCAGTATCGTTGGCTATATCCCACGCTTCATCTTCGCTATTTGCTTCAATTTCAATCGTGCAGAATGTCAAATATGAAGCAATTACTTTGTATTTTTTCATGATTAATCCTTTAAAAAATTGCGCCATCTTTAGTAAATTCGTATTCATTCGCCATAATGGTTTCGTCTACCGTTTCGTCTTCGTATTGCGCCTCTATATCATTACGCATACTTTGCAGGAAAGTCTCAAGGGCTTGTTGAAACGCATAGAAGGCGTCACCTGTCTTCTTGAATTCATCCGCGAAGGTGTAGCGTAAATCACAATCGAAGCAAAACCCCGTCGGCATTGCTTCGCGGTCAAAACTTTTTAGCTTAAACCCGCGAAAATTGGCGGTCGTTGCGTCTGTTTTGATAAATTCGCGCCGTGCGTCTCCGATGGAATAGTCGAGCACCTTAATTCTGAATTCGTCGCAGAATGCCTTTAGACTGCCTTGCACTTCAGACCACCAAGGATAATCAAGGTTTTGGCGATACCAGTCCCGTGCCCGTTCTTTTGCTTCGTCGGTCAATTTGTCAAAAGTGAAAATTGTTTGTTCGATTGTTCGCATTTTTAATCCTTTTAGCAGTTGTATAGTTCTTGCAACGCGCCGTCTAAATCCATCGCGTCTTCATCATAGGACATGATGCAGCTATCGTCCCACCAATAGCCCTCGACTTGTTTTGTGCGCGTGTTGATCAAAATATTAGGGCCTCCAAACGCAACCAATACACGAGCACCTAAATATTCCTTTTTGCTACTTACAATGTATTCAATATCCAGCACATCACGCAGATAATCGAATGCTGAAAATTCTTCTCCGTCTTCGTTCAATTCTTCAGTAAAACCGTTTTCAATGTTTTTAATGATTGAAAGAACGTGATCTTTGATTTTGTCAGACATTTTGAACACCTTTTATTTAGTTAAACAATCGAAGTATGCAAGCATACAAACCAGAGCACCGCAAAACAGAGCCACTGCAAAGAAAAAAGAAAAGAGCTTTTCCATGTTTAAGCCTTTGTAAAACGGATTGATTGAACAATAGCGCTGGATGTATGCGCGGCAATGAGTTGGCGTGAGGGCTCAAACTTAGCGGCAATGGTTTGCCAGTCAATCGTCACGCGCTCAGATTCAATGACCTTTGCGGAAAACTCAAAGCCACCGAAGTCACCCGCGCCGTTAGCTTTAATCCTTGCCTTGATAGCATCTAATTGCTTAGTGAGGCGTTTTACCTCTGAATCAATAGCGCCTGCTTCGTCAATGAGTGCGGCTAGATTAGGTGTTAATTGAATGGTTGTCATCTTAAATTGCTCCTGAAATTTGACATGCACTAAACGGGTTGCTTAGTGTCGCTAAGTATAACGCACATATTGTCGTTTGGTTGACTGTCAAGCACAAATATTTCTATCGCACTTGATTAGTCGATAGATTCAAGTTATCGGGAGCCGCGCAAAAAGAAAAGAGAAAACCCTTTGACCTTTGATTGCCCTAGTAGCAGATCAGATAAGGGAAACACAAGAGAGCAAAGACACAAACCAGCGCATGTGATTAGTTTATTAAACCATAGCGAAACCCGCATAAAACCTAGAAACCCCTCGAACAGCTATTGCAATTAGCTAAGAGAGAGACATAAGGGAGGATAAGAATAGTTAGCTTCGCTCTTCGCTTCGCTCCAGCTCAAAACTAATAAAACCATACCTCGCCCCACAACATTAATTGGGGACAGATCAAACCAGCTACAAACAATTGGGGACAGATCAACTTCACGGCATGGCCTAGGCATTCGCTTGGCATCGATTCGGCGCTAGACCCCTAGGGGGTAGGGCTGGGTTAGGTACTGCAGAGAGGGGGGCCACTCACTCGTTCCCAAATTTTTTACAAAAACTTTTCTAACCTGCGTATAATAAACCCACCTGAATTGAAAGGAATAGCATGGAATGGACACTGGCACATCCTCTGCACGATGTAGAGGACATAGTGAATCTGGCTGACGTGAACTATGGGTCAGAGATAGATGGGATCTTGAAGAGGGACAGGAATGTTTTTCGTCATCGGGTTACAGTAGCTACTACCGAACAAATATTCAACAAGTCTAGAGAGTTCATTGCGGTGTGCAAAGGTGAGCCTGTAAAAACAGCATCCTATGAACTAGGAGACTTTTACCGTGACAAGCTCCTTGGGTTTTGTTGGTTTGATCGGGGTGGTTATACAACCTACTCTAATGAGGAGATCAGCAATGCAAAATTTCACCATGTTGATCTTTCTCTTAGCGCTCGGACTCGGGTTTTACTTATTAATCAAATGATTGACCAACATGTCCTTTGGGCTAATAATTACGGCATTCCGATTATTTGCTCCACGTCCATTCGTGCCGAGCATGATGGGTTTATGAAGATTCACAAAAAGCGTGGGTTTACAGTAAATGGGTCCTATGCTTGGATTCGCACAGAAGAGGCAATGAAGTGTTTGACAAACCAATAAGACCTGAGGGTTCTGAAGTCTCTGACGAAAAAAAGAAAGAGATAGCTCGTGCTGCCTACCGGGCTAAAAAGGCTGAAAAAAAAGCCCTTGCTATCGCAAGTGGGGAAAGACTTCCTCGTGGGGGCTTTGTCGAAGGGGTTGTGACCAATCCTAAAGGCCGTCCCAAATCCATCGTCAACCGTGTTACTGAATATGGCGCTTTGTTCAACCAACTGAACGAACAACGTACTTCCGCTGGCCTACCACCCTTGAAGACCGCTATGGAGACTCTGATTGAGGCCTTGCAGTCTGATGAGCTTGACATCAAGGATCGTGCTAGGATTGCTGAAAAGATTGCAGCTTACGAATCTAGCCGTGCTCCTGTTATATCCATTGAACATGTTAACAATGTGGTTAGCGGTGAAGATAACGTGGATACTGAAGACGCAATGAATGAATTCATCAATTCCTTAAGAAAGGTATGATATGCCCTTGAAGAAGTCTAAATCCGAGAAAGCTTTCAAATCCAACATCGAAAAGGAAATGGAAGCAGGTAAACCTCAAAAGCAAGCTGTTGCGATTGCTTATGCGGTTAAACGTGATGCTGAACACAAACGCAAACCGAAAGGCAAAAAATGAGCGCTTATACATCTGGCAACAAAGCTCCCACACTGGAGCGCCAACATGCTGTTAAAGCTGGTAACGTCAACGGCGCTAAACCGTCGCACAAAGGCGGTGCTACTGATCAGCCTAAAGCTAAAGGCTCGACTGCTTATGGCGCAGGTCACGTTGCTGGCGCTTCTGCTGGCGGTAAAGATGTTACGTCTGGTCGCGGTCAAAAAGTGACTGTGCATCACGCTGGCGGCGATTACGCAATTCGCAAATCACAAGCTTACATGGCTGGTGGCGACAAATTTGAACGTAAGTGAGATCAACATGTCCTACGGCAAAATCATCAGTGGTGGCAAGCAAATGTCTAAAGGCCTGACCAAGGGCATCAACGACAAACTGGCTACCTTTAGCGAAGGTCATGCACGTAGCGAGAAAATCGCTGGTGCTGTTCGTGAAGCGTTTGTTGGTCGTTCATTGTCTGATCCTCAGACCAATGACATCCATCAACGTGGCAAATTCAAAACTATCAAATCCCCTAAAAACGTTTAAAGGAAAAGCATGGCAACGTATGACATTGATGCCTTAAAGGCAGACTTACCAACGGCTAAAGAGTTGGCTCAATTCGTTTACGACAAGACAGGCTTATCGCTTGAGCTTGTTGGAAAACCTAAAGAGGACCAATACCAAGTCGCTAAGAATGCCTTGGAGGGGAAGAAAGTCCCATCTGAATTCTTGACTGACGAAAACCCATACGTCGAGAAAAAAGATGTTGTGCCTGAAGATCCAATGCCTCAAGTCCCTGCACGTGAGGCTGGTCTGCCAGACCCAGAAGCTATGGTTCATCACTTTGGTGCTACCAACATGCCTCATCCTTTGGATCCCCAATCTGACCGCAAAGTTCACATAACATTCCGTAAGTATGAAGATGGCTCGTTGACTTTTGAAGTCATGGGTCCATTGGAAAAGCAAGCGGTTGGTTCACGTCTGAACAAGTACGGTCAAGTGCAGCCTGAGAAATACACATGGTTGGATCCCCGTACTGGTGAAAAACTGATGCGTAAAGCTGATGGCACTTTCACCAAAGAAGGCCGTGGCATGTACGCTTATTGCGTGGGTGAAAAAGGCGGTGGCATTTGGAATCTGATTGACAAAGAAGCCGTCCGTATTTCTGAGAAAAACATCGCTAACCCTTGGGCTTAAATGGAAGATTTTTCTGCAAAATTTCAGCAGAAACTTTCAGGCCAAGCCGAAGTCTGTGCTCGTAAAACCCTTGAATGGTTGCAAAAAGACCTTCAAGGGGAGCGCAATCTAACTCCGGCTGAAGTCTATTACCTGTCGAAAGCTGCTGATGTCTTGCTGACGATCAGGGACGACTATGGCAAAAAGTGAAGCATCTGATTACATTCAGCCGATCTACAAAGATCGCGCTTTAAAACATCTCGTAAAGCTTGCTGGTGGCAAACGTGCCATCAAAGAATTGGACGCTGACCAGCTCCGCAAAATGAAAGTTGCGCGAGACAAGATTGCTGTTGACATGCAGTTCAATCAACTCAAATGGTTTCGTCCATTTGACTACCAAAAGAAATTCTTTGAGACTGGCGCTCATTTTGCCCGTCGAGGCATGATTGCTGCCAACCGTGCTGGCAAGACTATTGCTTCTACCTATGAGACTGCTTACCACCTGACTGGCAGGTATCCAGATTGGTGGAAAGGCAAACGTTGGGATAAGCCGATTATTGCGATGGCGGCTGGTGAATCTTGGGAGCAGGTGGCTAAGACCTTGCAATCCAAACTTTTGGGTTGTGATGACATCAAGCAAACGTATAAACTAGGGACAGGTTCTATCCCTAAGGAATACATTGATGACAAGTCCTACCGATCAGATGGGCAAAATGTGCTTAGTATCGAAATTTGGCACGTTACTGGGGGAAAGTCCAAGCTTTACTTTTCTAACTACACACAACAGGTTCGACATCTCCAAGGGTTCGAGCTTGATTTGGTTGTCCTTGATGAACAACCACCAGATGAGACTTTTTCAGAACTTGTTGTACGTACAGCAGCTCGAAATGGACAGGTTATCTGCTCGTTTACCCCACTCAAAGGACTCTCAGGACTCGTCCGAAAGTTCTGGGACCAAGTAGAAGGCTATTCTCACGTGCGTGTGACGTGGAATGATATTCCCTATGAGAATGAATGGGGTGAAACATTCTTTTCGCAGCAAGAACGTGATCAGTTGTCCCGAGACTTTATGCCTTGGGAGCGTGAATGTCGGATCAACGGCATCCCGTTGGTCGGCAAAGGTGTTGTTTTCCCATTGTTGGAATGGCCTACCTACAAATCCATTGACCTTGATTTGCTCAACAATGAGAAGCTTGAGCGTTTGATTAGCTTTGACTTAGGGATTAAAAATGACCCGACGGTTATCTCGTTCCTTTTCCGCGATCCAGTCGAAGAAAAGATTTACCTTCATAGGCAAATCAAAATCCCGTCTGGGGAGACGCCTGACGAATATGTACATTACCTACTTGATCGAGAGTCAAGAGGGGTTCCGATTGCGCTCCCTCATGATGCGGGACTTGCTGGTCGATACACACTTACTGAGCAGTCGGTCAGGGAGGTTTTTGAAGATTCCTATGGCCTTAACTGTATCCCGGGAGCAATTCTTAACCCGCCCAACGACCAAGGCAAAGTGACAAACCATAAAGCGTATGGAATCAATATAATGCGCCTAGGCATGGAACGTGGAACCTTCTTGATTAATGAATCATGCAAGGATTTCCTTGATGAAGCTAGGAACTATGCGATTGATGACAATGGACGGTTTTCAGACCCTGACGACTGCATTGACTCAGCCCGTATCGGTGTTTTGGCATTGATTCAAGGCCACGGGGAAGCTATGGTGAGCCGAGCCAATATGTTGGCATCAAAACGATTTACCCCGTTGCCGGGTAAGTATCAGAGGATTTAATATGCTGGACAAACAAAACGTAGTCGTTCAAAACTTAGCTAGTGGTGAGGGCAAACGTAGCGTTGTCGAAAAAATTGCACATGAGGTGTATTTGAAGATGGTGGACTATCTCCGCCTGACTCAAGCCAAAAACACACTCAACCGATTCAATGATTACCATTACCTGACAATCCCTGTCTCAGAATCTACCGAGCCAATCCGTGGCATTGACTACATCCACCCAGTGGTCGCCCCCGGCATTGACTATGCCACAGCCATCATCACGAAATGCTTGATGCCTGACGGTAAGGTTAACTTTGAGTTTGGCAAAACTCACGATTACGATGAAGGCGCACGACAATCCACTGATATGGTCATGCGTATGCTGAACAACAAAAATGACTCATACGCTTTGGTGCGTGATTGGGCTCAAGACGGTTTGTTGCATAAAAACGGTATTGTGATGGTCATGCCTGTGCGCGAACCTTTGGTTCAATACAAAGAAGTCGAAGGCACAAAAGATCAACTGCGTTCATTTGAAATCATGGCGGCTGAAAAAGGCTTGACGCCAAAACGCCAACAAATGCGTCGCATTGACGTGAATCTGCAAGGTGTTGCTCAAGAAATGATGCAGCCCGATGAGCCAGAAACAGAAGAAACAGCAGAAGCCGAAACACCTGCTGACGAAATGCAAGAAGCGATTCGTAACAACACGATTTATCGCGCTAAATATAAACTTACTGGTTACTCTACGCATGTTCGCATCAAGCATGTGGCGCAACATTACTTTGTTTGTAACCCAACCATTCCTCAAATCCATCGTCAAGATTTCGTTGGTTTTTATGACCCAATGACAATCCACGAAGCCAAAGCTCAATATCCATTTATTGACTTGGAAGAGTTTGCTGACCACGCTGCTTATGGTCCCGCTGGTGCTTACCAAGCTGGTGCTTTGGAAAACGACTTGGCGCTCCATGCGCGAGACTCTACCCCCGTCCCCGGTCAAGGTGTGATTGCCTCACAAGGTGCAGATCGCTACAGCCGTGTGGTCATGTTGACTACGGCATGGATTCGTCGAGATATTGATGGCGACGGTGAAGAAGAGATTGTTGAGTGCTGTTTTTCTGGCTCGTACATTGTTTATGCCAAGGAAGTTGAATTTATTCCTCTGGCAAACATGTGTCCCAAGCCAATCGTTGGCAACTTCTTTGGTTACTCAATGGGTGAACGTCTTGTCCCCATGCAAGAGTACGCAACGTCAATTGCTCGTGCAGAAATGTCGTTTGCTATGCAAGCTTCAACTCCACGTATTGGTGTTAACCCTGAATTTGTTGATGCTGAAGAGATTCAGCGTGGCGTGTCGTCAATGTTTGTGTTGGATCGCAAATTTGATCCTGCAAAACACGTTTATGAGTTTGCTCCGTTGCAAGGCAACTTGGGTTACATCCAGTCGTCAATGGAACGTTTTGAGCAAGACAAGAACAGTATGTTGGGCATGACAAGTCCCGGCGATATGATGAATCCTGAGGTTATGAAAGATGGCAACAGCGGTTACAAACTGCAACTTGCCATGAGTCCTAACCAATTGATTCAAGATGAGATGGTCAAAAACTGCGCTATTGGTTTGCGTGATGCTATTTATCTGGTTTGGCGCACAATGATCCAATATTCTGACGACTACAACATCCAGCAATTGGCTGAAGCTTGTGGCGGCAAAGGTCGTGGTTGGTTGGATGCTAAGTCAGTTGAAAACTACGAATTCATTGACCGCAAAGACATTGAGATCGACTTGGCTTTGGGCTTTATGTCCGAAGAAAACCGTTTGACTCGCCAACAATTGATCACACAATGTCAGCAACAGTTTGCCCAAGCTATGATGCAGCTTGATCCTGAACTGCCTGAAATGTTCGAGAAGTTGCGTAAACCATACGAAGACACTTTGTATGTTTTGGGCGTCAAAGAATGCGACGACTATTTGCCAACCTTGGAAGAAGCAATGAAAATTGCCCAATCCAAAGCCAAGCAAGGTCCTAGCGCTGTTGAGAAAGAACAGGAAGGCAAAGCACAACTCAGCGTGGCAAAAGCTCAAGAGGCGATTGCTAACGTTGGCTTGATCAAGAAGAAAACTGAAGATATTGACGTGGACAATATGTTTGAAGCGATGGCTGCAAAACAAGGCCATCTGAAAGCTGTCCAAATAGATTAAAGGATTGAAATGCAAAGTTTAGTATCGAATATTCGAGGTTTTTTTAATAAACGATCACGGGCTATAGATTCCCAGAAAGGAGCGAGTGTTGAAAGAAAAACTCTAGCAATAGAAAACGGTGAGGCCGCTAGTCGGCTTATGAAAAACAATGATTTCGCATTGATGTTTAACCTTTATCGGTTCAACATGCTTGATCGGCTGGAAGAAAGTACATCCGATCTTGAACGAATAAGCAACGCACACTATGTTGCGGGAGTCCGAGATTTCATCGACTACATTGAGAAGATGGAACTTTTGGGAAAAATGGCACTCAAACGTTCTGATACACAGGACGAAAAGGAATAAGGTAATATATGTCAGACGCTATCGAAACATCGACCGTCAACGAGCAAACTGGTGGAGTCAATCCTGCCGATGCTATTGCTTCAATGATCGCTGCCAATCGGCAAAACGCTCAGAGGCCTGTTAGCACCGAGCAACCACCAGCAGGACAAGAAGAGGCGAAAGCCGAATCCCCTGAGGCGGCTCCAGAACTGGAAGCTGAACCTGAAAATGTTAATGGTGAAACTGAAGAAGCAGTAGAGACAGAGAATGCTGAAGAGCCCTCCGAGGGAGATAGCGACCCAGTTAATTTCTTTGAATTTGCTGATGAGAATCCGAACCTAAAAATTCGTATTCCCAACAAGAACGCCGAGGGTGGTTTTGTTGAGATCACTGCCAAAAAAGCAGCGACCCTTCTTGGTCAAACTAGCGACATTGATGAAAATTCCCGCAAACTTAAAGCTTCGAGAGCAGAGTTTGAGGAGTATGAAGCGAATCGTCGGAAAGAACTTGATGGTTTGCAGATCGGCTTAGAGCTGACGATTGCGCCACAGTTACAAACTGCGGCAGATGAGTTGGTTACTTTGCAGGGCTACAACCAGCAATGGAAGAATATTCTTGATCAGGCAACTGATGAAGCGCAACGTGCGGAAGCAATGGCTGCAATTCGTCAAAACCAAGCTCTGATTGAGGAAAAATCCAAGTTCATTCAGACAAATCGTCCTAAAGTTGATCAGTTTTATAAACAGAGAACTGAGTATGTCCAGCAAGCGTTGGAAAATGCTCGTCAAAGTTTCTCTGATAAAGAACTGGCTAACAAGGCCAACTACAACGAACTTCGTGATAAGTTGTCCAAGGACTGGAAGGCGGCTAGTGCTTCTTTTGTGCCGGGTGTGCCAAACATTGATTTGGTGTCATCGGACGAATACTTGTTGGGCTTGATTCGTGATGGAATGAAATTCCGCGAAGGTCCAAAAGTGAAGAACGCTGGTGGTTCTTTGGCTGCTGCTACAAAGATTGTGGCTCGTGCTAAAACCTCGCCTCGTGATGAAACTTCAGAACTCCAAGAGCGTGCTAACAAGGGCGATAAGAAGGCTGGACAAGAGCTTTTGGCTAAAATGTTGTCGGCAAACAAACAACGCCGACGTTAACTTCTGGAGTAAAAAATGAGTACTATCACCTCTGCATCGTTGGGTAACGGTAACGGTTCATACGCAACCGACATCGTTGTGAAAGACATGGACTTGACCGTGTCGAACTACGTCAAAGACCGCACACCTTTGACAAACATGGCTATGTCCAAAAAACGCAAGATCAATTCGACCTTGCACATTTGGCCTAACGACTATTTCCGCACCCCTGCTCTGAACGCTAAATTGGAAGGCGCATCTGTTGACGCAACAGCTGCTGCTTCTAACACTCGTTCTAACTTGGGTAACTACACACAAATCTTCACAACCGTGATTGGTGCTACTGGCACTGCACGTGCTGTTGAGCAAGCTGGTGGCGATCCTCAAGCCTACCAAGAAGTCAAGCAATTGACTGAGATCATGTTTGACGTTGAACTGCAAATGGTTCGCGCTGACGGTGCTTCTATCAAGTACGCTGGTCAAGCTGCTACCCAAGGTTCTTCGCCTAACAACGGTCGTCGTTTTGGCTCTTTGTTCTCGTTTGCTGGCACTCGTTCAGGCAACGACACTGATGGCACTTCCATCTTGAACTTGGCTACTTCTGACAGCAACGACGCTACAAACGCTGTGAACACTAACACTCCTTTCAACGGCGTGTTGGCTAACGCTGGCTTGGGTTATTTCACATTCAGCACTGGCGTGACTTTGCAACAATTCAGCCCCTACCTGTACAAACAGTTGGTGACTACTGCTGAACAACGCTTCAACGCCAAGATCACTAATATGGTGGTCCCAACCTCGATGCGTACTCATATCTCCGATATGATGCCTACCAGCCGTTCAATCAACCGTTTCAACCCCGCTGACAAAGGCGACACAATCTCGACTTACGAAGGTGACTTCAACTACACCTACCAAATCGACGATTCATGGGTTATGGACCAAACTGGTTCTG